ACGCATAATCAAACATGCTGGGCAACATGTAAAACTGCCCTCCCTCCAGGGATCGTGTCGCACTTGACAAAGCTGCAAAAATGTGGCGACCCATTGTTTATATATTTAATGATCAAAAATCAATTACGATCACCAGATCCTTTTCCCACTTTGAATCGACCCCATTTAAATAGTTTTGTCAAGCATCAAAAAACAATTACGACACGTTTATTCTTTTCCCAATTTGAACTTGACTTTGTCAGGGGTATGTGTAATAATTGAGGTATTAGAAAGTAGAAAGGAAAACCCCATGCACGTATTGCAACACATTGCTGTTACTGCAGAATCTGCAGAGGAAGCATTTCATAGTGTAGAAAGCACATTCAATGAACAGTATTCAGAAAGTGAGGGACTAGGTGGCTGGTCTGATTGGTATGTCGTTGGTGGTGGCCGTTGGAATAGCAATCCTAGCAACCAGTATAAAGATTCTTGGAACGATGTGGTTGCATTTGCTAATGCTCCTGACAAGTTTCGGTCTATTGTGCAAAATGCTCTTGAAAGTCGTGTCGAAGAAATGGGGAGAATCAAAGAAAAATTAGACTATTCTCAATTTGCTAATTTAGTAGATGAGTTTATGTCTGACCCTGATGTATCTTCTAATAGGTGGGACATGTCTACTTATTACATCCTTACCGCTGCAAAAATCCTGAATGGTACTTGGAATCAGGATTCTTATTTCTATGACCTAGAGAACTACACAACTACTCCAAAATACATGCTTGAGAGTATTGACAATGGTCGTAATGACTGGTATCTTGTACCTGTAGACTTTCATTTCTAGTAGAAAGATAGGATAAATAAATGGCTAGACATATAATCAAGACAATGGTCACTTACTACTATGAGAGTGAGGACAATGAGTTTGCTACCTCCGAAGATGCAGAAAAGTTTGGTTGGGAGTTTGACCAAATGATGTATGACGGTGTATACTCAATTGATGTAGAAGAAATCGAAAACGAGTACGACGAAGATGAGGACGAAGATGAGTAGTGTTACTAGAACAATCCCTGAAATTGAATGGAATACTAAGGCTATCCACTATGCTGACCCTATTGGTATGTGTAATAGTGTTATTAGTGAACTACATGAACTAGGTGACATGATTGAGGGCCTTGATGAGAATGACTATGACAAGGATTTCATTGAGGGCATGATATCTGCTTATACTAGTGTACTTCTAATGTTGGGTGTGGACAATGTCCCTGTTGTATCGGAGAACTGCTAATGGCTATCTATATTAGTAATGTTAATGGAGATTGGTGGGAGTTTCATCCTGCCCACCCAATTTACGTATTAGATACAGATGACTTGACAGATGAGCAGTTGGCTGGTATCATTGATGAGTATGGAGACTTGTGTGGAGACAAGTTTGAAGACGTAATTCGTGACTATGGAAGAGAGACCCCAATCTATGTCTAAGTTCTACACCTATAGTGTTTGGGAAAACACGTTTAAACCAATTGAAAACCCTATTCAAAAGGCTAAGCACCCAGAGCACACCATGCTTACCTTTGAGACCTATGATGAGGAATGGGAATTTGTCAAGAATGCCAATCCTAATAATGTTTGGACTGAGGTAGATGGTGATGAGGGTACGTATATCGTAGCAGGCCTACACTGGGTAAATCGTATCCACTACTACATTACTGAAGAGCCATGGACTGATGAATACACAGAGGTCCCTACTTGGTGCTACCGTCCCTGTGACTGCCAAGATGAGACTGAAGATGGCGAATTCAATCCAGACTGTCCTGAATGTGATGAAGGACTAATTGACATTGACTGTGATACTGTAGAGGCCCTTAAGCAGATTTATGGAGAAGATAATGCTGACATTGTTGCGTAACAAGAATAAGAATAAGAAGCTTATTGACTATGACCTTAACATCTTCATGGAGGAGCGTGAGGACCACAACGGTGAATGGTACTATGACCCTACGTCGTGGAGCATTCACGTATACAAGGTTGACGGTAATGGCCATCAGGAGGTAGATGCACCATTGCGGTTGACAGTAGAAGAGATTCGATCAATTGGTATTAATAATGATTCTTACTTTGAGGATGGTGACTCATGGTATGGAATGTATGGGTACCTAAATGATTACTGGGAGATTCTTCCTGATACTATTAAACAGTATCTAGAGTCATTCCCTAAATACGAGGATTCCTAGGTTGAGATTACTCCCTAGGATAGTGTACAGCTAAGGGGTTGGCTGTACCACCAGGAGGGGGGCATGTAGAAATTTCCTACTTTCACTACTTGCCCTCCTCCCCAATTTTTGATACAATTGAAAAGTGAGGTGTATAAAATGGCACATAGAGGTATGACAGAAGAGGAGAAAGTTGCTGTAAAGATTTCTAATATGATTTGTGATTTGAGATTAGATATTGAGCGTGTTGGTATTTATCTAGCACGAATGAGACCACAGACAACTTTTAAACGACTAGAGGTGCTGACAGAAGCAGCACAGGAAGAGAAGGAAAATAATGAGTTCAGAACAAACTACATTCGATAATAAGGCTAGCATTCTTTCTGAGATTTGGGTTAACTATCGTGGTGATGAAGAATTTAATGATTTTATTGAATATAATGACTTGGGGCTACCACTATCCTATTTGGTTAGCACAGGGGTAGTAGAGGCTAAGTCAGAGCAGGCAAGGGCATTCATTGAAGAGACATTCTCTCTATTGCTAACAGGTCTAGGTCTAGAAGACACAGGCTTTGACTCACTTGACAATATCTTAGATAACGAGTAGAATAGATATATGATGACAACCCCTAACAAACTAGATGAACTAGAAGTCCTACGGGACATTCTAAATAAGTTAAACTCACTTAATGAGACTCTCTTTCCTAGCCTGGTTTGGCTATGGGTATGGGATATCATTGATAACTTCTATCAAGATGAAGAACTGTATATCCGTACTCAGGATATTGTATGGGATAAGTTAGTTAATGATACCCCTGCCTTTAGCCTAGAGTATGGAACTGAACACCTATATGAATGGGTTCGTGATTGGATGTTTGAGAACGGCCTAATGCTAGATGTATCTGATTTGGATACAGACGAAATTGAAAAGTGGACGGCAGACAAGGAGTATGGCACATATGTTCAAGGTAGAAGCCACTAAGCACCTCAGAGAGTATACCCTTGCAGAACTAGAGAAAACCATCTGTGAGTTCTGTAAGGACCCTGAGATGACTATGGATGCTTACATGTGTCCTAACTGCTCAAAGGATAATGAGATTATTTGTGTTGAATGCTGTGGCTGTTTTGACGAGGGGGAATGATGAGTACACCATATACAGTAGATGAACTAATAACAAAGATCTATGAAGATAACTACTCACACATTGACTTCATGGAAAACATGAATGGTGGAGATTGTGATTGTGCAATACACTTGACAATGGATACTATATTTGCTACTATGGAATGGAAGGTAGGAGCATAATGGAAAAAGTATATTACTGGTCTGATTTAGCTGAACTAACACACAAGACACAGGTAGAGGAATTTGGTTTTTGTACCTGCGAAGAGCAAGAGTATTTCCCCTACTCTGATTGTCCTACTAGTGATGATTGGCTAATGGCTAACTCATAGAAGGGGGCGACCCATGTTACCAAATCGTTATAACCAAATAGTTGACAAATTGGGATTACGATGATACAATACTTTTCCCCAAATTTGATTACGATGATATCAAATTTTCCCCCATTTGTCAAATTGTCATAGCATAGTGGTATACTAGATATATGCCTCGTAATCATTATTTTCAGACACATTTCCCAGCAGCTGCGAAGCAGCAGTCAAATGATCAAGCTGAACTAGCTAATGTTATTTGGCATGCCTTTACGAAGTACACTGGATTACAGAAGTTCTTCTCATTTTCTGTTCTACCCCCTGCCCCTGGCAGTTCAGAGCAGATGTCTAATAAAATAAAGTAGAAAGGATCTAAGGATCATGGTAGAACTACTACCTGGGGTGGCCCCAATCTAGGGCGGTATTACGAAAGATACCCAAATCCCCTAGTACTATATACAATACAGCTATAGATAAAATAACACAGCTGTTCCTTGAAGTTTGTCCAAATTAGGATATGGTTATATCAAATTATATAATTTTTGTATAACATTATTCTTGATTTGGACAAATTTTTTATTACGAATAAGCCCCTATATCACAGATATCCCAATTTGTCAAATATAACAATTTGATAACTATGACAAATATCACAATTTGGTAACAATTTGGATATGGCGGATTTGACATTTGGGCTAATTTGTGATAAGATTACGATGGCCCCTACGATTCGGGCGTTCTCTTCCCCATATCTCTCCACTTCACTCCACTTTAACCCTATATGAAAAATAAAACAGTAACATCTATCTGTGGATAAACCTGTGGATAACTATCCAAATCTACATCAAATCAAAGCATCATAACCTGTGGATAACTCTCAAATTGTGGATAACTGGTACAATATATCTATGCCAAATAAACTATGCTTTAGCTGTGGGATTATGCATCAATACGAGTATGGAGATGATCTAAAGTGTCATACTTGTGAGGGGTCAGACAAGAAACAAGCCTGATGTCTTTATAGCCTTATTGACCAATCTAACCATTTGCTTCTTACTTATCTTATCTGCGTTAAATGTCTCAGTGTATCCACCATAGGGCATTTGTTCTTTACTTAGATAATGTCCATATCTTTTCCTTAGTGTATTTAGTACTAGAGATTCTATGGCTCTGGCCTTATACCGTTCGGAAAAGTGCCAATAGGCTACTACCTCCCAACCTTTGGTCTTGAGGGCTTTATAACGACTATTGGCTATATCAGCTATCCCTATCTTGACAGCATGATGTTCCTTGTTGTATAGCAAATACAGGATTGTTTCTTCCATAGTATAATTATAGTATGGAACTGTTATTTATATATGGATTATTCTTTATACTTGGGCTACGATCAATCTACCGCCAAATAAAAAAGCTGACCAAATAGGCCAGCTAATCTATTATCCCCATGCATCCCAATCAGGTTCAAAGATGATATACCATGGAAGTATCTTTAGGGATAGTGCTTTATCATAGTGTGAGTACTCAATCCCAATACCCCAGGAATCTCCTGTACCCATTACGATAGCAAGTTTGCCAAATAGGGATATCTTGGTTGATCCAAGCCATGTCTTATTGAATGTTATTTTTGACACCCATTAGTCCTGTCGCTAGTTCTGCTGCATAAGCACATTCTCCATGCTCACAGATATTGTCTGCCTGATATTCATCACAAGGCTTCTTGTCTAGAATCTTAATTACTGTCTCTAGGGCTGCTCTGAACCCCTTGTTATACTCTGCCTTGCCAATCTGCTCAAAATCAGCTAGACGCATGTTTGCTAGGTTATTTATGTCCATTGTCTTCCTTTGGTGTGTTAAATGCTATACGCAAATGTTGTACATATTTTCTAGCAAATTGAAATGCTAGTTCCTGTGGTAGGTTCGTGCTCTTCTTTAGGTCTGCCCCCAGATTACGCTCTAGGTGCTGAAGTATTAGTTCTGCTTTATCCATTACAGCACCCATCACAGCCATGTGTTCTATCTACTGTAGGAGGTTCATCTGGGTCTGGATGTCCAATACCATGAGGACAGATACGCTCCATCATGCCACGGTCGCCACGCGAAGATTGTGGAAAACTTCGCATCGAATGATCTGAACGCTTATGGATAGTGCAGTACTCACCCTTACAGTTAGCCTGAGAGTGCATTATGCGAAAGAACTTTGTGGTGTGCTCCAGCGTGATGATGGGATCATCCATAACCTCTAGGTTGCCATCCATGTAGGTATAGCGTCTATACTCTGACTTAGAGTTATGCTCTCTTTTCACCAATTGACTCCAATACCTCTTTAAATACGTTTACCCATGTCTCAACAGAAATAGATTCATCATACTCCATGTCACGACCAATATACTTATACCATTCTACCTTAATCCCAGACTTATAGTGTAGGAAGTTAGGCTTATCCATCTGGCATTCATCAGAATGCTTAATAGTAGCTAGAAACTGTGGATACTTGATGTCAAACCAGCATGTGCAGTGAACATATGAGCCAGGCTTATTGGGATCAATATGAAACATGTTACATAGGTCTTTGACACATGTACACTTATCCTTAAAGTTCTCATCTCTCTCATGCCCTGGCTTTACGTCAAAGTTATAGTCCACGCCATAGTTTACGTAATGACGATTGTGGAATAGTGTCTGGTAGCAGTGGTCATCATGTGGATTAGCCTTTTCCCATGCATTACGAAGTTCGTCATAATCGCATATACAGTCACCCCAGTAGAATGGACGCATCTCAAAGACATCGTTCTTATAGTGTGCCCCATAGCCGTATGTACCCCCTAGGATACCCTGTACGGCAATTTCATCACCAGATTCTTCGATCTTCTTTGTAATGGCAATCATCATGTTAGATACTAGGTCTTCAGATACTTCTGGGAATACTAATAGCAAATCACTCATCTTCTTCAATCACCTCTACAACATTAGTCGTTACATTCCAGTCATTAAGACCAGAGAAATACATACGTTTTCCAATCTCTGGTTTTCCTGTTGGAAGATTAAGTATATCTTCTAGGTCAGACACTGTGCCATGGACAAAGGGAATCATAGCAAATACTTTATATGCCATTAAACGATCCCCCACTTTGGTTAGAATGCCATTACGTAGACGGTATTCAGAACCACTTTCAGTTTTAATAATCACGATTACTCCAAAATGCTACAAATACATGTTTGCCAATAATTATGTCTAGAGTAGGATGCTTTTTGTCATAAAATACAATGCCAAAAAAATAATCAGTCCCCAACGAACCAGAGTTTTTATAATGTCTAAACTTAATCATATATTCAGTATACTAGAGAATGGGCCTTGTGTCAAGGCTATGGTTCCTCTTATTTACCGCCGAGCTTTAAGCGTGATATAATCGTTATATGCAGGACTACAGAATTAACGGAATTGGTGTTGGTCATAGCCCAGACTCATTTATCCGAAACACAAACTATCTAGATTTTTTCGCCCGAATTGGTAGCGGAAGCAATAACATCATTAGAATAGATAATTTTATTACAGAAGAAGATGCAAATAAACTAATTAACATTTCAAAAACAACCCAACCTCAAGAAGATAATGGTCAGTGGAGGGAAATGATCTGGTCAGGTCCTGACACAAATAATATACTTAATGACTATAAGGTACGTGTGATGTCTCTTATGAAAGAGGTATTTGGTGTTGACTGTGACTTTTGTGGTGGCTCATACGTAGTGAGATGGGGCCAGACAAAAAAGATGGATTTACACGTTGACGACCTTGGCAGTGGTGCGAACCACCTATCTGCAGTGCTTTATTTAAATGATGGCTATACTGGAGGGAACATAGTTTTTCCTACGCATGATTTATCAATTAAGCCAAACAAATATGAGCTAATAGTGTTTCCAGGCAATCTTAACTATGCACATGAGGTTCAAGAAATTACAGATGGAACTAGATATACCGTTCCATTTTGGGCAACAATTATTTAGTGCTTATGCTTTTTCTTAACTAGCTTAGCTATAATATCTTTTGGTGTTGTTGGGTCTTCGTCTGGTAGACCACCATACTTATGAAGTAGTTTTAACAATAAACCAGCAACAAATAGGTCATCATGAAAAGCTAACCATGGAAATAAAATATCCCATGGATCAATTGGCATAGTTAGCCACATAACACAAACTATTGCAATTATTTTTACCCAGATTGGGGATCTTTTGAATTGCTCAACATATGGCTTAGAGATTATCTTTATTTTTTTCATAGCTTTCCTGTTCATCTAGAAACTCATCAAAAGCATACATAATTTCTTCTAGATATTTCTCATAGTCTATATCAATTATGAGATTGCCACCAGGAAGTCTGTGAACCTTTAATTCTTTGCCTATATTAAAAAGAATGTCGTTTATCTTGTCATATAGGTCCATACGTATATTATACATTATTTTGGGTTTTATTATATAATAGTTGTATGAGAACAGCTATAGTTACATCATTTGATAAAAATTACATAGTGCCGTCCATGGTTTCTTTGAAATCTCTTTCAAGCAATTACCATGGTCAAGATAAGCTAGATGTTGTATGTTTGGTGTCCCCAGATATTATTGAGATGAAAGATGAATATGTTTCAAAGTTAAATGCTAACAATTTAAACATAGACTTTAGATGTTCTACAAAGTTTATTGAAATGGTTGATGATGGACTAGCCCATGCCTCTAATCATATTTCAAGCCATTGCAATCATAGAATATTTCTTGGGTCCGTACTTAGTGACTATGAAAAAGCTATTTATATAGACTCTGATATAGTCGTATGCAGAGATATATCTCCACTGCTACACTTTCCAATGAGAAATAAAATAATGGCAATGGCTGAATATAACTCAATGAATGTTATTACTTTTAATGATCCAGATAGGCCATACTTTAATAATGGAGTTTTTATAGTTGATCTTAATTATTGGAGAGACTCTAATGTAGAACAATTGATGATAAATTTTATTGAAAAGAATGGACCAACAACCTGTCCAGAACAAGATGCAATGAATTATGTATTTTTAGACGTATGGTCACCCCTACCATTTTCTTTTAACAGCTTTCATTATTGGATGACAAGCATGCCTATTTTTGCAAAAAATAATACTAACCCAATTATTGTTCATTTTGTTGGTCCACATAAACCATGGAATGGCAATGGAACTGAATGGGAACATGGAACAGAATGGGAAAAAATGTGGCATATGCATTACTCGTCTATCTTTGGACGTTTTCTCAACATAAATGATATGAAGTTAGGAACTTTAAGTGAATAAAAGCCCAAGATCAATGACAATTTTAAATATGCCAAAATGGAAATCTAAGGTTTTAAATGCTGTAGCATGGATTCTTGGTATGCGTGGAGAGCACGTTGCATGCATTACCTTTAACTTTGATTATACAGATTTAAATGTATTACGTAAAATATCTAATGATGCCTGTGAAGATTGCTCAAGCGATTCCTGTAAGGTTTGTAATTAAGAAAGAATTATGTCAACTAATTTAAATAGTTGTGGCACAATGTCTGGCTACAATAAGCATACTAGAAAGCTAAAAGAGGAACCCTGTGATGCCTGTAGAGAGGCTATGAGGGCACACTGGAGGGCACAGAGAGTTAACCGTAATGAAGAGATCAACGTGCTTCGTAGAGCCTGGAGAAGGCGTACCCCAGGCGGTAATAGACGTGGACGCAGATATAAGGGTGAAGTAGGTCTATACTCTGATATACAGGTTGTAGAGATGTATGGTGCTAGATGTCACATATGTCTTGGACCTATTGATCTTGATGCCCAACGTCAATGTGGCAAGCCTGGATGGGAAAAATCTTTGCATATTGATCATGTATTCCCACTATCTAAGGGTGGATTAGACACAATTGAAAACGTAAGACCTGCACATGGCCAGTGCAACATAATTAAGTGGGCTACTGTTTAAATAATAAAACAACAAAAATTGGGTTTGTTTCAAATACACGCTTATCAAATGGAACATCTCCATCAATTGCAAGCGTGTTTGTTGTTGGGAAATGTATACCATACCTTTGGTTTGGGAATTCAAAAGCTTCTGGATCAAATATTTTACATACAACTAACTCAGATATGTCTTCTAGGTTTACGTATTTACCTATGTTTGAGTCAACGACATATCTAATTAGTTTTATTTCAAATCTTAGCTTTGGGTCTTCTGTGTCATAAGGATTTCTATTTATATCAACGAAATCAACAGATAGATACTCATTAAGTCCGTCCTTGAGGAAGTTTACCCCACCCAGAATATTTTGGGTTTCAAGTGTTATCCAAAATTTTTCTGGAGCAGGGTAAACTCCTTGTTTTAGGTTATGAACCACTAGGGAAATCTTTCATTAACTCTTTAGTCTTCGAAGTAATCCCATGCCATGCAGACCAGTCTTGGCCCCCATTAGACATAAAGAAAGCAATTTCAGCACTAGTTACTGGGTCAAAAAGGTCAGAATTTTTATCTAAGTTAAACTTGTCTAATCTATCTGGACCAAGAGAACCAATCATGTTGATCTGGAATAACCCATATGAATTATCTCCAGTAGACGAGTTGCGATTATGAGCCATTGGTCTACCATTGGACTCCTTCATTGCAACTGCCCATGCTTCTTTTAGATTGTTGCCACGGAAGCCAACACTGTATAGGACAGCCTTGAGCTCCTCAGCCGTAAGCATGTCATTGGTGTCATACTTAGTTTTAGAAACGGTTTTTGCTACCTGTGTAGCCTGTTCTAACGGGCTTGGCGTAGTTGCTACTGAAACGTTCATATACTTGGCTGGAATTACCTTCGTGGCAATTTCAGCAGGGTATGGACGTGGAAGAACAGTAGCAGCGTTAGCGTTTGCTGAAGTAGCAAGCAACATAACGACAACGGCAAAGGTCAAAGCAACCTTGCCATTATTTTCTGGTTGTATCATACTTCCTCCTTTAGAAAAGCAAAGACACCTTTTTGAAGGGTGTCTCTTACTTACTATATAGTATATCAGTTTATTGGGTTGATGTCAAATAAATAGTGTATAACTGTGATCTATTCCACAGGTGGCCACTCTGATGCTGGAAATGTTTCATTACATGAGTAGCAATAGTGAGTAACTCCATAGTCATTTAGTCCACCAAGTGCAATGATCTCTTGCTTTGCACGCTCAATCATTACTGGTGTAGGAAAGCCATACTTTACCTCAGCCATGTTTTCATTACCACAAAGGGTACATTTAGGATTTGTATTCATATAATAAGTATATCACGTTCTGTCAGATTATTGTGGATAAGATTGTCATAATATCTTAATATTGTCTGATAATCTGATTTAGTATACCCACAGGCTATAAACCATTCCTCTGGCTTTCTAGTAGCGTTTTTAACGGCATACATAGACATATCGTTGTATACGTATGCGATAGACCTTAGCATGTTCATATAGGGCTTAAATCGGGCCTCAGTGCCATAACGAGTGTAAGACCTTTTATCTTCCCCACCCCACGCAATATCAAAATATATTTCTGGGGAATGGTTTATTACCCATTTAGATGTTTGGTATACATCCCAGCCACACATAAATGCTCTCCATGTCAGATATATCTCTTCGCCATCTGCCTGACTATACTCATCAAAGCCAACATCATAAACAAAAGATCCATAAGTAAACATGAAGCCACAAGCAATGTATGGAAATTTAAAGAATGATCCATGCTCCTCTGGCTTGATTGGTATACGGTTCTCCACTCTGTTGAGAGCTAACTCTGTGTGCCCCTGTATAACTTCACAATTAGATATCGTAATATGTCCATCATGGATTTCTCCCAAACCAGAAATAATGCTTTTAGGACCAAGATTATTTAAAGATTCTTTTAACCATGTATCCCATCCATTTTGAAAAGTCATGTGAGAATCAATCATTAAAAAATATTTTTCATTTGAGAATGCAGACTGTGTGATTTCATATCTAATTCTTGCTACACCTGGTCTAGACGGTATATCGTATTTGATTGCATGTATTTGATCTTTTGGAATAAAAGATAGGTCTGGGTAGATTGCTTCCTCATATTGCATTCCAAGTGCAAATACTAAAGACTCTGGATTGTGAGCCTTTTCATAAGCTTGTTTTAACGTTCTAATTAAAAGTGGATCCCTATATGCAGCAATATTAATAAATATTTTATCCATTAAACTTAAGTCTTTCATCTTTTGTAAACCACATAGGCAAAGAATATCTATGCTGTTTTACTTCAGAAACCATGTGCTCATGTTCAAGCGATTTAAAAATAACCAAATCACCAAGTTGTGGCTTAATTGCAATATCTAATTCTGGAAAAGATATTACTCCTCCATCATCCATATCGTTTAGGTACAGCATTGCAGTGTATTCTAAATGCTCATTGATTCCCTGTGCCCCGTCTTTATGTGGCAATAGTTTTGCTCCAGGATATTGTTTTGACAAAAACCAAGATGTCAGGAAGAGCGAAGGGTCTATAAGATTATTTGTCTTTTTAAAAATGCTCAGCAGCAAGTCTTTAATTTCTTCAACACTGTCCATTGTATGGATAGCCTGCTCTGGCAACTCCTCATCATACCCAAATCTGAGCATGTAGCGTCTTCTACCTTTGTTGTGAACAAATATATCTAGGTTGTGATCAATAAAATCAATTAGCTCATTAGCCTGTGATCTTGTAATAAAATTATTTATAACTTGTATTTGTTCCATATTAATCATTATATCATTTGCCTCCCCAGTAGGATTCGAACCTACGACCTACGGATTAGAAGTCCGTTGCTCTATCCAGCTGAGCTATGGAGAGATGGTAGGGCAGGTGGGACTTGAACCCACGACTTTCACCTTATAAGAGTGACGCTCTAACCTGCTGAACTACTGCCCCAAGATGCTATATCTTAGATTGTATTCGTTCAATTACTGCCCTAATTGCAAAACCATAAAACTGGTCTTCATCCTTGTTTGCATATAATTCAGATTCTAGATCTTTTATTATTTCATTATATGTGGCCAATCTTTGATGCTTCTTTTGATCATTCAAGAGATTTTGTGTAACGTGAATGTATGACTCTGGCCAGTTACAAGATAGCTCAGTACTTGTCATGCTTTACCTCATGCTTATCATCAATATATTTATGAATTTTACGCAATGCCCTTGCCTTTGAAAATCCAAAGACTACTAATGCAAAAATAGCATTCCAAAAGAATTCGGCAATGATATGCTCAATACCAAATACAACATCAAAAAGGTTTTCCATTAGTCCTCTACTACTGCAAAGATGTCACGGTATGGAAGAATAATTAGCTTCTCATGGTTGTGCTCAATCTCTGTTCCAGAATACTTAGAATAAATAACCTTGTCTCCTGGCTTTAGATCAATCGTAACCTTGTCTCCATTTGCTGCAGTAAATCCTGGTCCCACTGCAATTACAATAGCTTCAGTTGGCTTCTCGTTGCCAGATGCAGCAATAATCAAACCGCTTGCACTGGTCTTTTCACCTTCTTCGATTGGCTTAACTACTACCTTATCTTCTAGTGGCTTAATCATTGTTCTCCTTTAGTTCTTCGTATAGTTCCATTGTATATGGAAACGCTTCATTTGTCAAGCTACGCACTGCTTTTGCATACTCTTGAATTTCTACCTGTGCATCATGCCCCAAACGCTGGTCCAAGAAAGTCATGACAGACTGTAGTGATGCCGTCCAACGCCAACGTACGTACATTCCGTATGCAGGCAAGAATAGTCTGGCAAGTTCTGGTGCAATGTTATCATCCATTGCTTGGTGGTATAGACTAGTTCCACTAGCAACAGTTTGGATTAGCTTTTCAAAATACCAAGCACCCTTTTCTTCATCAATTGGCTCACCGCTACCCTGCTTGCTATTTTCAGGCTTGCTACGCCATTGGTCTGACAGTGGAATATAAAACTGTTCATCTTCTGTGATATAGCGACGAGATGACTCGTTCCAACCATTCTGATCATCTACATGGCTTGATGCCACAGCATACTTCCACCATTGACGTGCTACAAATAGTGGTGCATATACCTCAAAGGTTAATGCTGCGTGTCTGAATGGGCTCGTGTGTCCTTCTCTAATAAGGAATTTAATGAGTCTTGAATCTCGTTCAGCGAATTCGTTACTTTCCTTATCATAACTAACACGAGCAGCGTTAACAACGCCAAGGTCATCTCCAAGAGTGTCAACCAATCTGACATAGCCGTCATCCAATACATTTAGTTTATTATACATACCCATACCCTTTATTTTATACTAAACTTTAATTAAAGTCAAGCTGCTAATGAATTAATTTTTTCTGGCTGGAATCCTGCCCAAGCCACATCTCCAGAAATGACAACTGGTACTGACATAAACCCCATACCAACAATCTTTTCATATGCCTGAAGATCTTCTGTGATATCTACCACAGTATATTCAATCCCGTTCTTATCTAACATCTTTTTTGTCATGTCGCACTGGACACAAGCAGGTTTTGAATAAACCGTAGTCATAATATCTCCTTTTAGTTGTAAGAATACAATTATACAATTGTATTAAAAATGTTTGCGTTAAAAATTGTTACAATTTGGTAACAAAAGCACCCCCAAGGAGAATCGAACTCCTGCCACAAGGATGAGAACCTTACATTCTAACCACTAAACTATGGGGGCAAGGTTTTAATTATATCAGATCTAGTCTGCTATTGCAAGTTGTTCTAGCGTCCAAGCCAAAACTTCTACTGCTATCATATCACCAGCAACATCCTTTTTGTGAAGTATGTCACGAATTTTATCCATTACTGCCTTATGTGCTTCAAAAGCACCAAGACTATATATTTCTGAGGTTATGTCGTCCATTCTCTGGAGTAACGTGCGATATCTTTCATCTATATCGTAGTCAAAAGCTTCTACTTTCATAACATAATTATACCTATTGTTTGATATAATATTATTAATGAATCAATACTCTCAGTTTCAGGCTTATAAAGAAAAGATGGGTTGTAAAGACTGCAAGGTCAGGTACCCCCACTACATACTTGAGTTTGACCATCGTCCAGGGGTCAAAAAGATTGACCTTGTTTATCGTGTATTGAAAAAATATGGAAAAGACGCAGCCTGGAAAGAAGTAAAGAAATGTGATGTTGTTTGTTCAAATTGCCACAAACAACGAGAATATGAAAGACACGGAGATGACAAATAAAATATTTGTTTCTATGCCTAGCTGGAGAGATCCATTTGTATATGAAACTATTAAATCAGCATATAATCAAGCATATGATAAAACAAGATTAGTTTTTGGAGTTTTATTTCAAGGGTATCCAGAAGACGATTGGATGATAGATACGGTTCAAGAGAAGCTTCCAGATGCAAAGATACACATCAAAAAGATCCACGGTGATGATGCCCCTGACTATTTGTGCGATATAAAAAGAGCAATCATTGATAACTTTATGACTGATGAAAAATATTATATGCAAGTTGACTGCCATACTAAGTTTAGAAAAAATTGGGACATCATGCTTGAGACAGAGTTAGCAGTTGCCAATGAACTTTTTGGCAAAAGCATTATTAACTCACAAACAATTTACTTTAATTCTTGGTCAGACCCATTGATATCAGACCCACTGACTTCTCATGCAGCAATTGAAGAGTGGGAGGGAATATCTAAAATGTTAGATTTTAAATATCCCATATCCTTAAATGGTCGTGTTGTGATTAAGCCAGATAACATGATGATAAAAGAAAAATTTTATAACGGCAATATGGTTTTTTCTACAGCAGAGTATGTAAAAGAGTGTCCATTTCCCAAAGGTATATCTCAGTGCTTTGAACAACAAACATCTATGCTAAGGGCTTGGACTGCTGGATACAATGTGATATCTCCAGTGTATCAATATACTAATAACTTTGATTACTGGAGGCCAGCAGATTTTGGTGGGGATGAGTATGTTCGCCATATTCGATGGGATAGGCCAGAACAAAAAGAAAGAATTAGAGCAGCAAACCTAGAGACATATTATAAATACAATAGTATATTTACTGATCCATCAATTACATATAATAAAGATTATGGAGCATTTACAAATAGAACTGTAGATGAGTATATTGACTTTATTGGGTATGACCCAATCACTCTTGAAATATTTAGGTCTCCAGAAATTGATCTTGAAAATTCTAAAACAGTAGGCTCAGAGATGTTTGCTAATACAATGTTAAAAATAGCCAAAGATTCTGGCTATGATATAATTGATGTAGATCTTATAGTAAATGACCCACACACAAGAAAGCGATACGATGTATAAAATTATACTTAACACAATGCCACGTACAGGTGGCTTTTTCTTCTTTGATCTAATTAGAGATATGTATGGTCATAATTTGCGAGACAGCAATGATCCAAGAGTTGCTGGTGAATGGAGCCAAACAGATAATTGGGTAATTCTTTGCCACGAACCATTACTGTTTAGAGCTGAGCTTCCTGGCGTTACTATGACAACAGTTCTTAGAGATCCAGTTGATGCAGTTACCTCACAAATTCTTAAAACATCATATGGTTTTGGTGGTGCTACCATCGCAGGAAGGCCAGAAATTGTAGAAGGAAATATGGCTTTCTTTCGTGATAAGAAAGAAGAATACATCAAGGAATCTATGTATCAGGAATCTCGCATGTGGGAAGGATACACCTATGGCTCTATGCTGGCTATAAACCGCATTGTGCCGTTTACATTTGAACAGGTAACTGAAGACCTACCAAGCATTTTGCCACACCTCTACAGGCTTTCTGGGGGCACTGGAGAGTGTATTCTAAAGACACAAGAACAAATTGATCATCATCTAAAGCAACACATAGAGCGTGCTAAGCATGATATTAATTATTCTAGTGGGGCTGCAAATGCTTTTCCAGTAGAAAAGCCAGAAGAATACTATATTATCAAAGAAATGGTAGAGAGATTCCACCTAACACCAAAGCTTAAAGATGATTATGCTAAGGCATTAGAGGCATTTGATAAGCGACAAAAAGATTTGGGCATTAAATAATCCCCCATACAGGCAATTCAAGCACGAAGGCCACGGTCATAAAATAGGTAACTAATCCATCCTAAGCGTAGACCTGTATGAGGGACAATATTAGTATATCACTTTTTTGTTTCTTGAGTTGATTTGGGATGATTAACTACCCCAGCAACTGGTGAAGATGGCCCTGCATGACCAGCAGGAAGTGGATTATTGGCTGAAGGATATCCAAATGATTTAAAAACTTCAGATAGCGATACAGACTTTGTATAATCTTTTCCAAAATCAGCAAATAAAGACTTGTTCTTTTCAGATTCTACAATTCTACGAGACCAAGAGTATCCTGCGTCTCCACCCCATGCTAACCACATAATATATCCATTTGAAGGGTTGGCCGTATTTCCCCAGTCTTTGCCCTTTTTATCTACTTCATGGCGTGAGAAGTATGAGTACATTCTCTTAACAGTGCTAAGAGATAGAGATTCTCCTCTTGCCAACTGTCCTGCTCTAGTCCAGCCAACTGCAGTACCTGCACCGTTAGCCTTACCATCTTCCTTAAACTTAATAGCTCTACGAGCAGCAGATCTTGCCCCTGCTGGAGGTGAATAACCATCTGCCTTAGATACTGTGTCTGTTTCATAAACAACCGTATCGTCATCTTCATAAAGATCGTCAGCTTTTGCTGCAGGAACACAGTTTGGAACCATTTTGCCATTTTCTCCTGGCTTCATGCCTCTTTGTACATAACCGTCCCAACATGGTGACTGCTTCTCTAGACTTTCATCTGGACAGCAACCAATATCATCAGACTTTTTATTTTGGCTTGCATAAATTGCTGCCTGCTGTGCCTGTGCTTCTTCGATAGTGGCATGACATCCATGGACCTTGCCTTCGCCACCAACTACTGGATAACCTTTACATCCATGGCTACCCTTTGCTCCAATAGTATATCTACCTTTTCCTGCTGGCATAATTATTCCATTTCATTTTCTACTGCAACTGCACGAAGTTGCCAGCAGTGCTTTTGGTGTGCAGCCTGACGATCTGCAAAGAAATTTGCCAAACCATTTTGCTTAGCAGCAGTTGCCATATCAAAAGCTAAGATAAGCTTAGCAGTTACCAGCTCAAGAGATGCACAAAGATCTTTTGACATTTCTACTGGGTCAGAGGAAACTTCTGTTTCTGGAATTGTTGTTAGCTCCATAAAACGAGATAGCTTAAATGGGGCAAACTTTGTCATATCAAGCATTCTAATCCACTCAGCATAAGTATCTGTAGCACCATCAATTTCTTCATAAATTGATCCAAAGAAATCGTGAAATTGAGGAAAGTCATCACCCTCAACATTCCAGTGGTATCCATGTGCCTTACTAGAAAGAACAACATTGTCTGCCTGAAGGCTCTTTAGTAAATTAATTAGTTCATCCATGATTATATTATACCAGACTATCCTACTTGGTTAACAGTAAGAATGTTAGAAGGGACAGTTCCCTTGGTTCCAGTTAGTCCTGTGATTGATTCAACCTTAACTGTATTTGATGGAGTAGACCAGAAAATTTCATAGTAGTCATTGGTAGAAGCATCTACAAACCAATTCCAAGCAGCAACAGCATATGGGTTATTTGCAGTAATGTCAAATCTAGTGCCAGACCAAGGAATAGTTGTTCCATTCTTCTTTAGCCAAATATAAACAATCGCACTACCAGAAGTTACGTGGAACTGCGAAGAAAACTGAATATTAAACTTTCCAGCACGGTCAAAGGTGATCTGTGAATTATTAATACCAGTAATGCGAACATCACTAGACCAGTCAGTTGTCTGATAGGAAAGGGCTTGTTCTGAGTTCGCAGAGTAAGGTCCAAACGTTGTCTGGTCGTGGAATGCACCAGAAGCAAGGGCAGGTGCTGGAACATAACTATTTAGATCAGCCTGTGTTAAAACCTTGTTATTTGGGTCAATTCCATTTACATATGCACCTTCGTAAGCAGACATATTGATCCATCCTGGTGCAGCGTTAGCAGCAATAGTTACAGTTTCCTGAGCACTAACAGTTATATTGGTTGGGTCTCCCTGAATTGATGCAGTCTTAGCATCTCCAAAGATAATTCCACCCTGTGCCGAATTCTGAACACCAATAACAGCAAACTGATTGCCTGCATCAACGTCACCAATCCAAGCATCGTCACCAATCTTAACATTTTGTCCTTCACTATTGTGAGTAACATAAATTTTATCGAAGGTATCTGTACTTGAGCCTCCGCCATTAGAGGAAGGATTAGAAAATCTTGACATTAGCTACCACTTTCTAGGCTAGTCATAAGGACTGCGACTAAGGTTGAACTGTCAGCATATCCATAAATTGCATCCTGTCCAGGAAGCTCTACAGACCACGCTGCTCCAGGAGCGATACGATATCCAAAGTTCTCAGAGTCAAGACCATCAGGTCCACCTATATAAAGGTAATTGCTATCACTAAGATTTTGGATAGTAATGTCTACGCCAGAGTGAATTCCAGCTGGTGATAGCCTAACTGAGCTATTAGATACATAGGTAAGATTGTGTTTAGTCATAGTATCATTATACACCAATATTAAAAAGTGGGCAGTTTAAAGCCATGCCCAGGGCTATAGATTAGTTAATACTAATCTGCTTTGGTTTCTTTTCTTCTGGGATATTACGGATCAAATCAATATAGAGAATTCCGTTTTCATACCCTGCCGATTCTACCTCAAAATACTCTGGTAGAGTGAATGAGCGAGTAAACTTACGAGCAGCGATTCCCTTGTGAAGGTAGTCACGCTCATCTGTTGGCTTCTCACCCTTAATTGTTAGGACATTCTTTTCAGTTACAATACTGATATCGTCCTTTTTGAATCCAGCCACAGCATATTCAAGGATAACCTTATCATCATCAATCTTGACAATGTTATATGGTGGGTAGGCTGGTGTTGTTGTGTTTACTGAGAAGAACTTGTCAATATCTAGACCAAGTGCTCC